TGAGCGATGTTGGCCTGCGCTTGTTGGTAAGCCTGTTGCAGACCTTGGGCCTGAATGTTCTGCATCTGCGTCTCAAGTGCACGCTGAGCTTCGGCGTTCTCAATTGCCTGCCGCGCACCACCAAACGCACCTGCACGTGCGGCCTGACTTCCCCGCTGCGCTCGTGCAATATCAGCCTGTCGCTGTGCCGCTTGAATCTGAAGGTCAGTCACCATCCGCTGATACGGCGACATGAACTGTTGGTACGCCGCAGGACTTGTTGCCATGCGTTCGTACAGGTCACCAATACCGGCAGCTTGTTGTGCGTAGCCACGGGCCTGCCCCGTGATGTCGCGGCCAAGTTCTTCCGCACGCAGGCCCATACGTCCGATGTCGGCGGCACCACGCCCATACATCTGCGCTTCGGGAGCCATGGCCGCTGCCCGAGCGCCATACCCAGAACCCATAGCCCCGTAACGATTGGCGGCTTCAAGCGCAAGCTGCTGCCCCAACATACCAGAACCATAACCAGCGCGGCCATACGCTTGCATTTCGGGAGCCAACCCGGCAGCTTGAGCGCCATACCCAGCACCCATCTCACCAAAACGTTGGCCACCAGTAATCCCAAGCTGTTGACCTAGCAAACCTGAGCGTTGACCTTGTTGACCAGCTTCAAATCCAGCTTGTCCGTAGCCATAACCCGCTTGTTCGGCGGCACGTGCACGCGCTTCGGCTTGTTGGGCGGCAGCAAGGCCCAGTTGCTGACCCATCGCACCGGATTCAAAGCCAGCACGCCCGTATCCAGCGGCTTGTTGAGCAGTGCCAAGGCCGCCCATACCCGCAGCTTGAGCAAACTGAGTGCCCTGTTGAAATTGCTGCGGTACTTGCAGATTGGCAGCGTTGAACTGCACCTGCTGTTGCAGGGGACTGAAACCCGCTACGTAGTCACGAGGGTTGGCGCTGTATGGAACAAAGGGCTTGGTGCCCGTAATTTCGTACGTGCTGGGTTCGCCACCAACGCCGGGAACTTCTCGCGTCTGGAAAAGCTCCTTCATCGCCCCGCCGAGAACAGTCTCGACTTGAGGACGCAGCCAATCAGGGATGTTGGACTGAGTTACGGTTGTTTGAGTAGGACCGCCGCCACCGCTCATATTGTCACCTCGACTAAAGTGTTGCGCGGTTCAAAGTTGTACCGCTTCCACAAACGCACAATGGCTTCACGTCCGAAACCTTGAATCTTTGTGGCCCCGCGCTGCTTGAGCAGTGTTTTAAGTTGCTCAAACGTCTCGTCATTAGAAATCAACTTACCGCCAATTGCAGTAATAAACGCCACCCGACTCAGCGGGTAGTTAATGAAGGACACAGTTGCCGCACCGTGCACGGCGCTGTCCTCGTCTACAGCCACAAGCAACATCCACTGCCCAGTCGTCAAGAACATCTGCACATGGTGGATGTTGTAGTCCGTGCAGGTTCCGTCCTTTTCAAGCGCCGCTTTCAGATACTCTTCCACCAACGGCCAAACTTGTTGGACGTGGATGGTATCAACGGGACGGATGCTGAGGTTCATTTCTTCAGCAAATCAGCGATGCCGCCTTCAGCGCGGCGCATGACGTTAGGTGTTCCACGGACCTGCGCAGAACGGGAAACGATGGGGGCGCGACTCATGGTCGGAACATCTGGCTGGCCGAAATAGGGCATCGTGATACTGTCGCTGCCACCGAAGCCACCACCGAAGCCACCACCGAAGCCACCAAACATCTGAGTTCCGCCGGGCGGGTACGCCCCACGCGTAAAGTCATCAAGACTAAAGGTGTCATTAATAGGTGTGTATTCAATTGGATTCACACCACTACCACCACCGCCACCAATGTTGACCCCACCACCCCCAACAGTACCGCCGCCACCGCCACCGCCATACACAACTCGGGGGTCAGTGGGATTCACCGGTTGAGTAGTGCGACGCTGATCAAACGAATACCGCTGTGACAACCCAGTCTGTTGTGGAAAGTACGTAAACGGCGTGCGCACAGACGGAATGCCAAACATGTCGAGGTTGCCACCGCCAAAGCCGTAGTAGGGCACCGTCTGCATCCCACGAGTCATGATGTCTTGGCGCATCATGGGGCTGGTGCCATACGAAGCCACCCCAAACGTAGCCTGTGGGCTGGCGCTGTACGACGAGTACTGGGGTTGGTAGATGGGTTGGTAGAACTGGCTCGTATAGGGGGACGGGCGGTTCATGAACGTGTAGACGCCCTCGGGCTGAATGCCCGCCATGGTCGCAACGTCCGGTTGGCCAATACCTGCTTGGTTCAACGCGTTGACGGTATAACCGTAGTTACCCATGTTGCGTTGGATCAGGTTGTTCATGTCGGAACCAGAGATGTTGCCCTGAGAACCGTACATGCCCGTCAGATTGCCTTGAGGCGAATACTGAAAAGGGCTTGGGGGCCGTGTATCCCCGCTTCCACCACCTGCCATGATGTTCTCCTTTAAGCGGGCACGTACTTACGTGGGTTGATTTCGCGGCCCTGCTTTTTGGTACCAGTCCGCGCTTTACGAACTCTGTCCATCATGGCATATAGTTGCCGAGCACCAGCATCGGAAGAGCCATTGCCCAGACCAGACACCACGTCGGCGGGCACCACAAATTCTTCTGTAGCCAAACGAGCAGGACGCCTACCCGCAATACTTGCAGGGATACTGTCAGACATACCATCGCCCGGACCTTTCAGCATGCGGCCACCGTCCGAGTAGGAGCCAAGGTCCGAGATACCACCACTGGCCATGCCCTGATACATCGGCATCTCGCCCACCATGCGGTCGTAGCCAGAAGGCAACGATGCAATACCACCATCAGCATAGAACGCAGGACGATACGATTCTGGGTTGAAGCGGAAACGGCTCAAGGGACCGGTGTACTCTTCTTCCTCTTCCATGGGCCTACGTGCGCCCGTGGCACCAGCAAGACCGGCAGACCCCATCAGAAATGGATTGGCTTTGATATACCCCACGGGATTCCGCATGGCCAGTTGAAAGCTGGTGGGCGCGGATTGGGAGGCTTGTAGTGCAGGGTTGAATCCACCTACGTCCAAACCAGACTGGAGCAAATTTTGACTCGCCAGCGCATTTTGCGTTGTCTGAAGAATCGGCTGCTGCGACATGATGTTGGCAGCGGCTTGTTCGGTAGCAATCGGTAGCGCCGAGATACCCGCACTACCTGCACCAGCGGCAGTTCCAGCGGCAGCACCCGTAGTTGCACCTGTGGCAGCGCCCGTAGTCGCACCCGCAGCGGCAGTAGGCAGCGTAGCCGCGCCACCAGCAAGCCCCTGAAGCGCGGGAGCAACGCCAGCCCCAACGCCGCCCGTCAGACCACCAAGCAACGCGCCCTTGAGGGGGTCACCACCCGTAACTGCTGCCGAACCGCCACCTACGGCAGCGCCGATCAACATTGCTTCGCCAACACCACCGCCTGCCATAGCATGCTCCTTTTAACAGATTTTATTGTGTTAGGTCGTAGAAGGAAAGCGACCCAACCACGTCGCCCGTAGTCGCCCCAGATACGGTTCTGACGGCAACGGTATAAATATCGCTGACCCCGGCAATTGACGCGCCCAGTTGCAAGTCAAAGTTGTACCCTGTAGCGGCACTTGTATTGCCCACCCCACCTGAACCAGTCGAAGTCACATAATCCGTTTGTACGATGGTGCCGCCCGTGGTGGCCGTAGCCGACACATCAAACTCTACATTGGAATCACTGGGCACTGCTGACCAAGACGCGGCGGTCAAGGTGGGATTTTTGAACAGCGCCACTTCGTAGTTTTGGTTGGTCGTTGGCAACACCTGCACTCGGTTGGGCAGCACCACCGCACCAAGTCGGGTAGACGCCAGACGAATGGAAACAACGGGCAGGAATGTCGAGCCAATGGTTCCAAGGACTGTAGTGCGTCGCGCCACATGGTCAATGGATGTCTGCTCAAACCCACCCTCAGATATGACCGAGCAGCAGATAGCCTTCATCGAAGCCGCCACCGCAGAGGTCACGGTCTTAATCTCGTACCGCACTGGCAGGATGGCCGTGGTCATGTAGACGCCAGTAATCTCGTTGGCGTTGTTAAACGTGTGGCAGACGATGTACTCGCCGTTGATGATGAAGCCGCACCGCACCGATCCGACGCCCAGCCACTCAAAGTCCATCCACAGAATCTGAGCTTTGGATGGGTCTAGGGTATACCCGGAAGCCCCGGTACCATCCAACTTGTCACCGTTCCAATCATCTTGATTAACTGTCCGGGCATCGGACGGCGTGCCCGTAACAGAGGAGCGCAGCACAAACGAGTAAGTGCCGTCGATGCGTTGGAAGAACACACCGTTGCTGTCGTTGTAGTAGCCCACCCGTTGCGTGAGGTTCAGGCTCATGCTGCTGTCCATTACAAAGGTAGCAAGCACTAACAAACCTTTACCCGGCTGATACGGGAACGAGCGATAGGATTGACGGGTTACAGAGCCGACCCCCGCCCCAGTGACCTCCATCTTCACTGCCGCTTCGTTGGACAAGAACGTCGTCGTGCCCGTGCCAGTCGTGGCTACGTCGAACTGATTATCCGCAGCGTAGCGGTTCTGGCTGTCAAAGAGTGTGTAGGGTTGGCTAACACGCAACCGTCCAAAGGCGTCTACGTTGGTACCGCCAATAGAAACGGGGAGTGTGGACGTGTCAGCCATAAGTTTCGCCAAGAAAGTGTCTAGGCGGTTAAAGTACAACCGCAGGACGTTATTGAGTGCCTCGTGATAGCGTGAATCGTATTGGGATGGAGCCAGTGGCAGGTTAGGCGCAGCCGGTCGATCAAGCGAAAACTCCGTGGTAACAATCTGAGTGGCCACATTTATCTCCGGCCATCAGGACGAATGTCGATACGCGGCGCACCAAGCTGCCACGTTGTACCCAGATTAGTCGAAGCAATCTTGAAGATCAACTGCCGTCCACGCACGCGGGTGTAGACCTGCCCGGTGAATTCTTCCGTGATGACGTAGTTCGACCCCTTGGTAACGCCTGCTGCTGCCGGATAACCGGTGCCGGAACCAGAGTTTTGCAAGGGGTACAGCGTCATCGTGACCGCAGGGGTGGGGCTAGAAGAAGACCCGGTAAACGTCAGGTCTGGCAACACACGCCAGATGTACCCGAAGTTGTGGCCATCGCCAATGTCAAATTCAGACGATGAAATGTAGGCTTCGATAGGCGTTATGTTGCCCAGATCAGTTGCGTCTACCCCATCTTCGTGCTGTACAAGTTCTTGGTTGTACGTGGCCGCGATTGGGAACGGCAGCAAGCCGGAATCCAGCCACGCAGTGCGCCCCATCGTGCCGTAGTACCAGATGTTTTCCACGTAGTTGTAGACCACGTAGCGATTGACGACGGTGCTGCCAGACGAGCAGTAGAACCACCAGACTTCATTGAAGCCCTCGTTGGTGCCGCAATACACTTGCTGATTCTGCAACCTGTTGAAGTCGGAGAAGACATAGCGCCGCAGGTCGCAGTTGAGCGTTTGCACCCGACCATCGTAGACGTAGAACTTGTCAACGCCCATCCAGTACGTACGGCCAGATGCCACAATGCTGGCGTTGGGGCCAACAATTGAGACGTTAGAACCCAAAATCTGCGCGGTCCAAACAAACGGTGCGCCCACATACTGCAACGAGTACACGGAAGAGTCGGTGAAGACCACAATCTCTTGCCGCATCTGTTGTGCACAGATGATCTCGGAACCCTGAGACAGCCGCAGACTACCCGCCTGATTGGTAGCCGAGGGAGTCCATGTGTACGGGTCTTCTTGGTCTGACCACCGAATCAGCATGGGGTCAAGGTATGTCTGCCCATAATCGTTCGTGCCAAACACCAGCACAAACCGGGACACATCAGAGACCTCGATGTAGTTTTGAAACAGCGGGGCATCCGAATCGCCCGCATCCGCAAGATCAACCCCCCGCTGCGAAATCCGCTGAATGCCGGACTGCGTGCCGGAGGTTGTGATGGGGGTGCCTCCGATACTGGTGGAGACGCTGAACGTGCCCCCAGTGGAATCCACAACAAAATACACCTGACCAACCGTCAGGCCTGTGGGCAGTGCCCCAGTAGATGTGAACGTGATTGCGGTGCCATCCGGCAGCGAGAACCCCGCCGGTAATGTGATAACCCCCGGCGCAGCAATACTGATGGTGATCTGCACGGGGGCGTAGCCCACACTGGCGTTCCAGTAGTACACACCCTGCCCACGAGGGCCGTACACCAAGTCCTCACCAAAGTTGCGCTGGTTCCACAACTGGAGGCTACTGGAAGTCTCAAGGCCAATACCCCAAGTACCGCCACCCCAAGGGCCTGCGCCCCAACCAACCAGAGGCACTTGGAAACCGGGGCCAGTGTTAGTCTCGTACTGCGTGACTACTGACCCACCACCCGGAGAACCCGATACGTCTGTAGCGTTTGCGGTGGCGGATACCGTGATGGAGTACGAATTCAGGTCCAGATAGGTGATCTGAAACGTACCCGTCAGCACCCCTGCGGTGATGTTGCCACCAAGCCCAGTGATACCTGCGCCGCTGAACGTTACAAAATCACCATCTGCGCATCCGTGGTTTGCCTCGCTAACCGTGATGACGTTGGAATTCAGTGTGGCCGTAAACGGGTTGGTCAGCACCACCGTCCTGCGGATAGGGGTGATGTCGTAGTAGTCGTTGCCTTTGAGGATGTAGAACTTCAGGTTTGTGCCAACACCTACCAAGTTCTCTGCGCCAAGCGTCACCCAGTTCCAAAGCGACCGGCAGATACCCAAAAATGTGTTGCTGGAGAACGGCTTCCATCCCCCAATCTTCTCAGGGTTGCCCTGACGAAACCGCACCTTGTCGCACTCGTACCAACCACCTTCGGTCGTGTACCGAGTGTTCTCGCGGTTGACTCCGGGTTTGAAGAGGATTTTCTGGAGTGGCATAACCGTATTCTCGTGTCAAGACAAGAAAAGGGCAATCTCGGCTTCGCGGCGTTTTACCAGACCCGGAAGGACTTTGCCACCACCCATCGTCCACTGGCGGAAGGCGTCTGCCGCTCCGTTCCAATCGTCCCGGTTGGCCCGCATCCTGATCTGGCTGCGCTGGAGGTTGCCTAGCCCTGCATTAAAGGCAAAACTGACCAGAGCGTCAAAAGAGCCTTGACGGCCAGATACGCCGGGAACAAGTCGAAGAACACCACGTTCAAAAGTCCCGACATCATTACGGAATAGTTCGTCGATCTCCGTCTTAGTCCAGACACGGCTGTCCTCCGGCTTCAGGGG